ATAGTAATTTATCAGCCCACTCTTGATTATGTTCAACAGTTACAAGATGACTTACTTTATTTTTAAAATAAAGTGTGCTGTACCCAGATCCATATTCTAGAACTTTATATGAACTCGTAATAATATCTTTTAGAAAGGCTATAGCGGGAAAAGTATACCATGGAGTAGTACCTTCTTCATCACTAGGGTATTCACAAAACCATCCGCTAGGCTGCAAATACAAATAAGCATGTGTTAGTAGGTGTGAATATAATTCATTGGGCATGTTAAGTTTTTTAAACCCCTCATGCTCTACCAATGTTATAGGTTTTTTCATTTTTTAATTGAATTTAGGTATTCATCAAAACTGCCATATAAATTTATAAGCATGGCAACTTTGCTATCGTAGATACGTATATATGCTGACTTATAATACCGGTTTTTAAAACCTATATAAAAAGGTGTCTTGAGTTTTTTACCAATGTTTATTACATGGTAATTGAATCTGTCGGTTGTAGTGTTCAAATGAAATTCAAAAAATTCTAATTCTAACATATCAAAGGCATTTTTACCTTCTTCTGTTAGGCGTAGATTTTTAGTGCTGCGACCGGTAAACCAATAACGCTTAAACAGTTTATTGATATCTGTATTAGGTTCTAGTTTTTCAATTAGATGCTGGTATAATAATTTAGTAAATTGTATCTTATCTAGATTATTCATCTGGATAGACCTGTCGTCCTTGGTTCATGAAAACCACACTAAACTTATCTGTTTTGAAAAGAGTGTTTAGTTTGCGACAGAGATTTCTAGCATGTCCTGGATTGCTAAAACTTGTTTTCTTATATTTGGGTGCAACTTCGTTCGCTAGATAATGTTGACTTTTTAAATTGATGGGTTGACCGTCATAAAACACAGCCCAGATTCCGCTGGCTTCGACAATCTGATCGCACTTATATGTCGTTTTATCAACATGTTCTAATATGACTTTTGGTTGTGTTCTACTCATTTGAACCCGCCGCCTTTAATTTCTACTTTGATTACTTCTTCTTTCTTACCATTGCTTTCATTAAGAGCATAATAGTCCGATAACAATTTAGTAATCTCGTCACGTAGCCCACGCGCATCATTTAAGGGTATAACTACATCTTTTGTCTTTGTTGACTCTAAATGCGTTATTTTGTCCAAAAATTTCTTGATATGGACCATGTTAACTATTTATATAGTTATTGGCCTCACTTTCAGTTTTAAATGGGCCGACATACTCATATCGCTGAATAAAGATGTATTTAGGACAGAAAAGTGCCTGATTCTGCCCATTTTGGTTGATTACGAACCAACCTGCTACGTGATAGCATTTGCTTTTCTTGGTTTTAGTAAAGATATGCAACTTACGCTTAACATCGAAAATGTTATTATAAGTCTTGGTAGTAGTAGGATATTCAGGATAAGGCATCTCAACCTTAGTCTTATTAGACTTCATAGGTTGAAAATTAATTTTAGTTTTCTTTTGAATGTCTTTGGTATTATTAAATTGTAATGTGCTGCCGTTAAGGATTAGTTCATATCCTGCATTATTAGCAAGAACATTTCCCACTTTCTTTTCGCCATCAGTAATGACCCAATATTGGTCTTTGATGATTGGTTTAGCAATAAGTTCTGTCATAATTACTCCTTGAGTTTTTCCCAAACATATTCACTTTCACGCACATAAGCAACTGGTGTGATCCAACCATTGCTTACGTATTGTTGCAACTCTAATCTTACTCGGGCCGGACAATCATTTGAAACACTAATGGCGGCGCGCGGATATTCTACTAATCCACTAGTAAATTTGAATCCTTTGTCACTTTGTTTTATTTCTAAAACTTTTTCACTCGGCTGTGATAAGTTCAAGCAACTCTCCCTTGTATGGATTGTTCAACCACTTAGCATAAGTCTCAGCCTGCTCACTAACCTTGTTGAGTTCATACTTGCCGCAAAACTTCATGAAATGTATACCAACTTGTGGCGTAGTCTTGATACGCACACCCTTAGTGATAGCAACGTCAACAAGATCTTTGATGTCATCAGGCTGTGCAGTCAAGTCGATAAGCAACTTGTTGCGTTCATATAAATCTTTGACACGAAACTCGTTACCATCAGGATCAGCCCAACGCTGTAGCATCATGTTGTTCCAATTGAAGCCCTGCTTTGTACGATCAGCATAAGCCTCAATCAAGCCAACCTTGTTCTTGCTACCCTTAGTGCGTACACCAGGATATGCGCTAAACACGTTATCGCCAGCGTCACCGCGCATAATCTTCTCAAAGAGATGGAACTGTGGGTCACCTAACAGTTTAGGTTCTTTAGTCTTTTTGTCTTTGATAGGTTTACCCTTGTCATCAAAATAACCTTCAAGGGTAATCAATTGATTCGCAACACCGTTATACTGCTTGACATTAGGTGCGATCAATTGAACATAGTCAGTGTCACTACTGATGATATAATTTTCATCGTTGGGATGCAAATGTATGAATCTTGCGATAAGGTCATCTGCCTCAGCCCGTTCATGTCGTAACACACTGACGTTTGTTTTCTCACGTAGGAACGTAGTAAAGATATCATACGTTTCCCAAAACATCTTGTTTTCTTCTTCTTCACTTTCAGTCAATGCTTGTTCAGCGACCTTACGATGTGCCTTATACTGCGGGTACACATCTTTGCGCCAACTACGACCTTCAAGACAGAACACAACGTGGTCGATGCCATACTTACGTACAACTTGATTGACGCTTGAAAGTGTGAGGTGTAATGCCATACCGATCTTCTCCCACGTATCGCTATTACGACTTGCGATATGTCGGGCACGGAAAAACGTATTTGCTGTATCAATGAGAGCGTATTTCACAAGCACACCTATTTACTAGAATAATATACGTATATTATACTAAGTGATTGCGAAAATCAACTAATTTGGAAACATTTTTGGAACGCATCCGGGGAAAGATAACCTTTATAAACCTTGTTATTTGCAGGATCAATGTCATTGAACGGAGGTCTCCATCCGTACTCTTTGGCATGCTGATTACTCAGCTCACCTTCAGCCCACTTAGTGGGTGCATCAGAGTCCCATTTATTCAAAGATAAAATATCCTTGATCGCTTTATTACCCCATGTTCTTTTAGCAACGTCCCAAACTAAAACTGTAAGATCGTTTTTTGTAAGATTAGGTAGTAATCCATCATCTATAGATGGTTTCACTTTGAACCATAAATCGTTACCGTTGCTAGTACCAGGCTTTGTACTCCAACCAGGAAACCAAGCTAGTTGTCGAACTAATCTTTCACCTACTGATCCCTTTCTTTTTTTACCTAGACATGGATAACTCATGCCTACCTTCAAAAAAAGATAATCAATGGCACTTGCCCTGTAGACTATAGCATATACAAAGTTTTTCTTTATGCCATGCTTTCTACAAATTGCATATATTTGCCTATATGCTGTTAGGTCTTTACAATCAAAATAAAAGTCAGGCTTATGTAAGTCAATTTGTATCATTACAGCAATATAACTTAAGGAGTTGTAAATGTCAACTAACTTAGGTACAGCCTTTACCCAAAATTAAACAACATGATACCGGCGGGTTCGACTTTGTTTTTGGACAGTACCATTATGCTTTCATCTGTATTCAGATTGGATTTGGCACTAGGTCGTACCCTATTCTTAAGGTCAGTGGTCTGTATATGATGATAGCCCAAACTTTTTGCCAACGTTAAAGTGTCCTCGTACAGTTTATAATTTGAAAAATTCTTTATGTTAACTAATAATTTACCTTCAGCAATTAGATATTTGTTGATGTTCACTAATGTGGGCTTAAGATAATTATCTAACCATTGCTGGTATGTAGTACCAGGTTTATATGATTGATTACCTACCCTATAATCTTCAAGATTAAAATATGGAGGACTACTAAAAGCCAATCCAATCGTGTTCTCCCATTCAGGCACATACACCTCACTACCTTGGCATCGTATGTCGTATTTGCTATCTGTTAGGTTGACTGTATCATAATCCTTTGCCATTTCAAATAATCTGTCAACTAACAAGTTATTAGGGTCTGTCCCATAATATTCTATTTTATTTTTCATTGCGCTTAGTAATCTAACACCCCAACCACAACTAAAATCATAATACTTGTTATTCACATTGTAATATTTTAATATGTGGTCGGCAGTCTGCATTGGAAAGTTGCTAGGTTTCATAGCAACGCCCCCGCCAGAAATTCTTAAAGCTGTCTCTAAATTTTGTATATCAGTATTTGTTTTTGGATAC